ACTAACTTAATAAATGTATTATTAACAGAACCAGGAGAAAGAGTATATGAACCTACTTATGGTGTAGGTATAAAACAAATGTTATTTGAACAAAGTCCTAATGAAAATAATTTAAATGAAAAAATTAACCAACAAGTTAACATTCATATACCAGAAATAACAATAGTAGATACAAAGGTAAATTTTAATGAAGATGAACATATCCTTTATGTAGCACTCACATATATGTTTAATTTAGATAATGCTAAAGATTCTATTCAACTTAATTTTAATATGTAATGGCTTATTCAAAAGTATCAAATAAAAACCAAGACAAAGACGTCAAATATTTAAATAAAGATTATAATTCTTATAAATCATCTTTATTAGATTTTGCTGAAGTATATTTTCCTAATAATTTTAATGATTTTAGTGAAGGTAACCCTGGAATGATGTTTTTAGAAATGGCTTCTTATGTAGGAGATGTACTATCTTTTTACACAGATACACAATTAAGAGAATGCTTTTTATCTTTAGCTAAGGATGAAGAAAATATATATAATTTAGCTTATGCTATGGGCTATAAACCTAGATCAACTACAGCAGCTTCTGTAGATTTAGAAGTATTTCAATTAGTACCTTCTAAACTAACAAGTAATGGTTATAGTCCCGACTATAGTTATACTTTAGATATAAATCCTAATTCTACTTTCGTATCTACCGAAGGCCCTTCTTTTTATTTAACTAATGCAGTTAGATTTGATTTTTCATCTTCTATAGATCCAACAACTGTAACTGTATATCAATATACAGAGGAAAATAATCCAGAATATTATTTGCTTAAAAAGTCAGTAAAAGCAATTTCAGGTGAAGTAAAAGAACAAACTTTTTCTGTTGGAAGTGCTGAAAGATTTAAAACATTAACATTATTTGATTCAAATGTAATATCAATAGAATCTATAATTGATGGTGAAGGAAATGAATACACAGAAGTTCCATATTTAGCACAAGATACTGTTTTTGAAGAAGTAGAAAACACAGCAGCTAATGATGGTGAATTATTTGGTTATAACCATCAAACACCTTATCTTTTAAAACTAAAAAAAGTACCACGAAGATTTGTAACAAGATTAAAACAAAATAATACTTTAGAAATTCAGTTTGGAGCAGGTATAAGTGATAAATCAGATGAACAAATTATACCAAACCCAGATAATATAGGTTTAGGAATTAAAGATGGTAGATCTAAATTAGATGTAGCTTATGACCCTTCAAATTTCTTATATACAAGAGCTTATGGCCAAGTACCTGCAAACACTACTTTAACAGTAAAATATTTAGTAGGAGGAGGATTAAGCTCTAATGTAAGTTCAAATACAATTACTCAACCAGGAACCTTAGATATGAGTAATAAACCAAATTTAAGTCTTCCTATGTTAAATTTTGTAAAACAATCTGTAGCATCTTCAAATCAAGAAGCAGCTAAAGGAGGAGGAGCCGGAGACTCTATTGAAGAAATCAGAATGAATACAATGGCTAATTTTGCTGCTCAAAACAGAACCGTAACTAAAGATGATTATTTAATTAGAACTTTATCGTTACCTCCTCAATTTGGTAGAGTAGCTAAGGCTTACATAACACAAGATGACCAAATGTCTCCTTTAACTACAGAACCAAATCGTATACCTAATCCTTTAGCTTTAAATTTATATACTTTAGGATATGATAAAGATCGATTTTTAACACCTTTAAACACAGCTACAAAAACAAATCTAGCAACTTATTTAGAACAATATAGAATGCTAACAGATGCAATTAATATTAAAGATGCTTTTGTTATAAATTTTGGGCTTAGTTTTGAAATTACTTCTTTTAAGAACTATAACAATGAAGAAGTATTATTAAACTGCATAACAGAACTTCAAAATTATTTTGATATAGATAAATGGCAAGTTAACCAACCTATTGTTATATCTGAAGTAGAAAATTTAATAGGAGGAGTTAATGGGGTTCAAGCTATTGAAAAGATAACATTTGAAAATAAAAGTGGTACAAGATCAGGATATTCACAATATAAATATGATTTTACTATGGCAACTAGAAATGGAGTAGTTTACCCTTCTTTAGATCCAAGTATTTTTGAACTCAAATATCCAAATATAGACATTAAAGGACGTATAACAACATATTAATTATGGCATATTACTTTTTATTTCCGGAAAAAGATTCAACAATATATAGTCATCCTGATAGGCTAAAATTAAATACAGGACATGATGAAATACTTGAAATTGTAAAAGAAAAAGGAACATCAGATTCTAGATATTATCCTTCAAGAGCTCTTATTAAATTTAACAACACAGAAATACAAACTGCTTTATCTTTATTAGAAAGCTTTAGAGCAAATTCTTTTTCAGAAGCTAATATAACTAATAATTTAACTCAAGTTAGCCTTCAACTATTATCAACAGAGCATAAAAATTTATCTACTATTCTAAATTTAGAAGCTTATCCTATATCTCAATCATGGGATGAAGGTTCTGGTAGATATTCAAATTTACCAACCTCTTCTAATGGAGTAACATGGAAATATAGAGATAATGATATAGCAAAAACACAATGGCCTACAGGTTCACAAGCACTAGGAGCAACGTTTGCTACATCTTCTATAGCAATTAATGAAATACCCTCAGGATCACTTCATGAGTTAACTATTAATGGGGTAGATTTTGTACCAGTTGTATCTGCTTCTTTATTTGATGATAATGATAAAGAAGTTTTTGTAGAAATAAGTGGCTCACTTCAAGCATTTACTGAAAATTTAGTTGAAGCTATTAATGCTTCTTCATCTTTAACTTTAGTTACAGCATCTATTTCAGGAGCAGGACCTCCTGCATTAATATTATCAGGTTCTAGTTCGGGGTCATTACATAATGTCACAATTACAACAAGTTCAATAGGAAGTACAGAATCTCCTTCATCAACTGGTTTTACATATGTAAATCCTATATTTGTCCCTTCTACAGGTTCTATTCCCGTTGAAGCAGGTAGTGGAAATAGCTTTAATCTAACTAGCGGAACAGACATAGCAGGTAGTGATTTTATGGCAGGAACTTCAGGCTCACTTATAGCATTAGGAATAACAGTAGGAGGGGGGTCTTGGTATACAGGTAGTAATTTTGAGGCCACTCAACAATTTTTACAAGGAGATAACTTAGATACAAATCTTGACGTAACAACATCTGTTAAAAAGTTCAGCGCAAGCTATGCGGGCGATGATAATAGTGTATATCCTACAGGAATAGACAACAATGGGTTTATAATAAAACAACCTGATACTGTTGAAACTAATACATCAAATAGTTTTGGAGAAATGAAATACTTTTCTGCAGACACACATACAATTTATCCCCCTAGATTAGTTTTTAAATGGGATGATAGTACTCATACTTACCAGTCTTCAGCTAAAACAAGTGGAGAATTAAGTGTATCACTTTATAAAAACCAAAAAGAATATAATCAAAATGATGTAGCTATGTTTAGAGTACATATTAGAGATAAATACCCTAATAGAGCCTTTACAACAACTTCAAATTATTTAAGCACAGGTTATTTTACAACAGGATCATATTATAGTATAAGAGATGCAAACACAGAAGAAGAAGTCATACCTTTTGATGATAATTATACAAAAATGAGTGCAGATTCAGATGGAATGTATTTTAAAGTTTATATGCAAGGTTTACAACCAGAAAGATATTATAGAGTATTATTTAAACACATAAATAATGATGGTACAGTAATATATGATAATGATTATCACTTTAAAGTTATTAGATAATGCCTAATGGAAAAAAACAAAAACAATCTTATATTAGTAAAAGAAGGGAACAAAAAAACGTTAAACCTGAAGGACTAAAATCTACTGAAATAGTAGGAGAAAACATAAATTTATCTCTTAATAAAAAAATCTATGGTAATAATGCATATGACATACTTAATAGAGATTTTTCAGAATTAATTAAACCTGAAAAAAATATAAGTATAGAAAAATTATTTGACATATATAATGATATTTTTTATTCTATCCCTAAATATGGAAATTTATCTCATGAAAGTATTATATTACAAAGTGAAGATTATTTTTATAATTTTGTAAACCCTAAAGAATATATGGTAGATGAGCTTCTATTAGAAATAGAAGCAAGAGAACAAGTACTAACAGATCTTCAAACTCCTAGTTCTACAGTTTCTTTATTTCCAGAAGGTACTTTTTTAAAACAAGAAGGAACATCCGTAGTATACATAATACATGGAGGAACTAAAAGAGTAGTAGCAGGAAATTTACTTAATACTGCTAAACAAACATGGGGAAAAAGAGATATATCTGACCTAGAATTAGCCCAAATTGTAGATCCTGAAGTCCTAAATGAAATACCTTCAGGACCTAATATTAATATTCCTGAACATTTTTCTATCCCTTTAGAAGCATTTGATGACCCTGAAGAACAAACCACAACAGAACTAACAGATTTAGTAGAAGTATATACATTTACTTTACATAGTACTCAAGGAAATATCACTATAATGTATAATAATGAATTAACAGAAGTTGGTTTATTTCCAATACCTGGGATAAAAGTAGTAACTATCC